TTTTAGGTGTGAAATATTCTCCGCCTTCATGTAAATCTACATCTACTCTAGAAGCAACATAACAGTCGTGTTGAAAATCTTCTATTTCTTTTAAAAAGTTTTTTTGTAAAATAATATCATCATTCAAAAAAACAAAATAATCACAGTCTTCACCAGACAACACATTAAAAATTTCTGAAACTATAGGAAATTTATAAGGTGAATCTGTAATATAATTTTGGGAAGATTGTTGTAATTTTAATGTTTTATCAAAATCTTTATATTCAAAAAAATCATCAATGAATTGTAAATTTACAATACGATTATTATCGGAACATATTTTTTTTAAACTTTTAATACAAAGTTTTTGTCTTGCATTTAAATCAGAACTATCTTTGTAGGTATTGATTCCGAAAACTAGTTTCACTTTTTATTTTTTAATAATTTAAGTTTCTCTATTACTAAAGATTTGTCTGTATCTGGTATTTGATTGACCATTAAACCGTGTTTAGCAATAAACAATTTCCATTGTTCTTGAATACGTTGTTCTCTATTTCCATCTGGCCTTTCTGCTTGAAGACGACTAACAGCCACTGGATTATTTTTAATATAAAAATCTGAATTAGTAATATCTGCAAACCACCAAAAAGGAGAGGCATAATTTTGTTGTGATTCTCTATAAGCCATATCAATATCAAACGGGTCTCTAAATTGAGAATCATAAAATCCTACCTTATCATAACAAGATTTATGGTGATATGTAAATTCATTACACATATTTTTATAAAAAGAAACACTGGTATTTTTAGAATATTCTACCACAAGACGAGGTGTTCTTTTTTCTGGTGTACCTGATTCCCATGAAGTACTAACAAAAGAAAAATATTTCAAACCTGATGTTTTAGAGGTCTCAATATACTTTTGAAATATATGAGAGTCTTGAATAACCATATCATCTTCAATGATGAAAATGTGATCACAATTTTCTTTTAGCAGAGCAGTGATAGCATCATTACGACAAACTGCAGGATATTTGTTTACTTTGTGTTGAATCCAATGATTTCCATATTGTTTAGAATATTCATCTCCCCCATTTACTGTAACTAAGTGATCAATTTTAGTTTGATCAATACTGTTAAAAAGATCTTTATAATAATTTTCTGAATTGTAAGTTACAATTCCTACACCTATTTTTTCCATATTTTTTTAATTTCTTTTAATGATTGAATTACTTCTTCTTTACTAGCTATTTTAGTGTGTGGATTTCTCACATCAAAATTATTTTGTTTGGCAAAATAATCTGCCATATTGTGAAAATTTTGAATCCAATTTTGATCCTTTCTAATAGTAGACCCAGAATGATTAGAATCTTGTTCAGAAATATATTTAGAACTATCAGCAATATCAGCAAACCACCTAAATGGGGGGTGCATTTGTTTTTGTATAATTTTATATGTATGATCTACGTGTTCTAATGCATTATAGTAATACTCATCCATATAACCACACTCTTCTATACACTTACGAGTGTAAAAAGATAATGCCCCATAAACATTAGGATAAAGACAAACGGTACAATCTTTAGAATATTCTACTTGTAAATTAATAGCAGGTGAACCATCTGATTTGTAATTGTCTGTACCGTGAAATGCAAAATTAAAATGTTGAATACCAGACAACCTTGAAGCTTCTATATATTTTTGAAAAATTTCTGTATCCTTAATAAGAATATCATCTTCTAAAAGAAACAAATAATCATAACCAATACCCATTAATTGTTTCAAGGCTATATTTTTAGCTCTACCCACACCACTTCTTGGTTTTTCTGTTTTTTTACAATGATGTGGTTTATTAATATCTATCAAATCCGATTTACCATCATTAATGATGATCGGTAGAATTTCTGATGGTGGTAAACAATTTAATAAATTGTTTACATAATTTGATCTATCACAGGTAATGATAGCAACTCCAAAATTATTTTTACTCATTTTGTACTAAAGAAAGTTTATAAAATTCTAAACATTTATTTAAAATTTGTTCTTTAGGAACTTCAGTTTCCAAAAGACCAACAAATTCTTGTAATGCTTGATCTATATCAAAACTAAACTCTTCAATTTCTGTAGCAGATAACTGCATTTGTTCAAAAATATTAAAGTCTGTTCTGACATGTTTAGGTTGGTGTTGTGCAAATTTAGATATAATCAAATCTAATGTTTGAGTATCTATTTTTTTGTCAACATCTACTGCAATAAAATTATTGCGAAGAAGAGAAGGTAGTTCATCAGGTTTAATATTTCCAGACAACAAATCAGAAATTTTTATTTTGATATGTCTCGGTGTGTTATTATTTTCAATAAAACCCACTTCTAAATTATCTGTATCAAGAATATGAAATCCCTTTACTTGTCCTCTTTCACCGAAATCCATTTCATACGGAGAACCCAAATAAAGAATACTTTTACCATTGGGGTATTTTCTATGTTCTCTTAAATGAAAATGACCAGAAATAATGAAATTAGCTTTATCTAAAATAGAATCTGATCCAAGACCATGATCACACACTTTAAATTGATTCATTTTAAAATTTTGAATTTCAAAATGTCCTATCAAAAGATCACATTGAGGTATGGATTCTAATTCTGTACCCCAAGGACAAAGACAAATTTTTATTTTATCTTCTATGATAAATGGTGTTTCATCTACTACAAAAACATTTTTCTTTCCTTTAAATGGTGAGAGGGAATTAACTGAAGCGTTGTTCTTGTAATAACTATCATGATTACCTGCTATCATTAACAAATTAAAATCTTTTAATTTTTCAATAATTTTAGCACCAGTTTGAAGAGTGGTCAAATCTACAGAAGAACGATTATGAAAAAAATCACCACAAAATAAAATATTTTCAATGTTTCTGGATTTAACCTGATCAACAAACCAATCCACCCAATCTAAAGCAATTTGATGCCATAAAGGAGAATCACGATGAACTCCAATATGTATATCAGTAAAAACTGCTATTTTTTTTTCTTTAAAAAAATCTTTAATCATTAGCCTATAAAAAAGGAATTACTATCTTCACGTTCATACCTGGTATTTTTTTGAAATGGAATATTTCCTGATTCGGTTAATACAGAATAAACTTCGTCTTGGTATCTATGTAAAGTGTCATGTTCTTTCTTTTCTTTTTTTATTCTATTTTGGAATGCTCGAAAAGCTACTTTGGTAAAATAAGAAAATGGATTATATCCAGAATCACACATAAATCTTTTACGTTTAAGTGCTGTTATCATTTTAATGATAGCATCGCCTATCATTTCCTCTTTATAACTATATCTAATAAAATTATGAGCAAAACCCAATCTAGTAGCAATTTTTTGTATCATGTCCGCTAAATTAGGATCTAAAAAACCAGTATCATAAAATGATTTAATAAGATTTTCCATTTCTTTAGGATCTACATAATTGGGTTTAAGTTCTTCCTTGGTTCTGCGAATTCTTTTTTTTGGTTTTTCGTCAAGAAATGATGAAATATCAAATTCGCCTTCTTCTAAATCTATTTTTTTAATTGCCATAAAGGTTAGTCTGTATTATACTTTGTTGTTGAATAATATCAACTTTCTTTTATTTCTGTAATAGTTATGGGAATTTTTTCTTCTTCATACAAAGACATCCTTTCAATCATGTGGTTGTTTCCATATTTTAAATTGTCCCAAATATCAAAAATGGTTGCTCTTTTTTTGGATGCGTGTTTTCTTAAAGTTCGACCAATAGATTGTATGATTTTAATTTTAGCTTTTCCTATAGCTGCAAAAATAATGTTATGAAGATTTTTAATATTAATACCAGTAGAAAATATTTTAGAAATAGCAATACACACTATATTATCTTGTTGTTCCATTAAACTGCGAATTTTTTCTCTTTCTTCTATATCTACATTTCCGTTCACAAAAAATACTTGTTTGTCTGTGTTGGTTTGTAATACTCTTAAAAGTTCTTCACCGTGAATAATACGATCCACTAAAATAAGAGTATTTTTATCCACTTTATTCACTAATTTAGTAATAATAGAATTTCTGAAATTATTAGTCTGAAGAAATTGAATCTCTTCTTCATAAGCTTGAATAGGATTAGTAGCAGAAGATTGAGAAAAACGAGGAAGATTGGTGTATAAAAGTTTTAATACAGCTACCACAACTTCTGTAATATAATTTTGTTCTCTCAAATCATATGACTTTTTTTTGTAAAGAATTTTACCAAATTTACCAAATATATTCCATTGATCTAAATTGTTATCTGGTAAAGTTCCTGTGAAACCAAAACGATATTTAGCTTGAATTTCATCTAAAATTTTATTGATTAAATTAGATTTTTTACAAACATGAACTTCATCTACCACTAACAATCCTATTTCTTTTAATAATGATAAATCTTGTTTTTCTGATTGTAAAATTTGAATATTGCATACTACAATTTTAGCATCTTTGTTTGGGATATGATTTCCAGTCCACATTGTTATGTCTTCTGGAGAGATTCCATATTCAATAAAATCAGAATGTGTTTGAGTTACTAATTGTATATTAGGTACTAAAATTAAAGTTTTAAGATTTTGTTGTTTTAATATAGATAAAACAAGTGTAGCTATAACTAAAGTTTTTCCTGCAGATGTTGGTAATAAAATAATACCAGATTTAGCTTCTAATGCTTCTAAAATAGATTCTTCTTGATAGTCTCTTAAAGGAATGTTTAATTTAACTAGTTCTTTACCTAATGCTGGGGTTTGTAAGACCTTTTTAAAATTTTCAGTAATTTGAATATCTAAAGGGACATTTTGATCTTTTAAAAAATCTAAAATAGCAAAAAGCAAGCGAGGTTCAAATCGACCTTGTGGAGTAATAACATATTTCCTGGTTGGTGGTCGATAACCCACAGAAAAGCGTCGCTTAAAAGCCTGATCTTTATCTTCTACTGAAAAATGTTCTCTTATAACGGGCAAATAATCAGTAATCAAAATACCTTTCTTTCTACCAGAATCATAATCTACTGTTAACTTTATCATTAAGTGGTCTCTAACTGTGTAATGGCTATAAGATTTTTAATGTCAAAACTAAGAGATCTAAAATTAGCTTCAATCTTGGTAAGATATTCAATTAACAATTCATTTTCAGTTATTTGTTCATCTATTTTAATAATAACTGGGTGGTTATCTGATGCAGAATACACTGTTTTATGTGTTAATCCCACAGGAGATTCTTCTTGCATCTTTTCTGTAATTTTAACTTGAGCATGTTTGCGTAATTTTTTAAGTTTAATAATTTCTTGTTTGTGAAACATTAAACGACCCACCCAATAGTGTCTGGTGGCTGGTAGATCCATTTGAATCTGTTTCATATTAAATTCATCTACCGTTACATACTTTTTAATTTCCTGTTCATATTTCTCGAATAAAGAAACTGAAGATTCTTTTAGATCATCCATAAATAGTTTATATTATTACCCCAAAATAAAAAATTTCAAATGAATTTAAATAATATTATTAATCAAATTTTAGAAGAAGAAAATGTAGCTGGGGGTGCAACATCTGCATTGGTTACCCCTGATAGTTCTTCAACTTCTAGTCAATTCTCAGGTCCTAATATTTATAATCCTGGTGATAATAGAAGAGCTAAACTTTTATTAAAAAAAGTTCAAGTGAGACCTTGGATGAAAACACCTCGTAGAAGAAAAAACAAAAAATAATGGATTTAGGACACTGGACATTATCGGAAGGAATTTATTGGCATGATAACGTCTTTGGGTTCATTTATGAAATTACTAATAAAGTAACCGGCAAATTTTATATTGGTAAAAAACAATGTTCACGTAAAATTAAAAGAAAACCATTAAAAGGTAAAAGTCGAAATAGAATTGACCATAAAGAATCAGATTGGAAGGAATATTCTGGCTCTTCTAATGACTTACAAGAAGACATTAAAAAGTACGGTAAAGAAAATTTTAACCACGTTATTCTCAGATTATGTGCGTCAAAATGGGAATTAAGTTATTTTGAAGCCAAAGAACAAATGTTTAGAGATGTTCTTTTAATAGATAACTCATATAATGGTATTTTAAATTTACGTATTGGAAAAGCACCAAAATCTTTCTTAAATATACAATAAATGAATTTAATTTGTGAAAAATCTTTAATAAAACAACAAATTAGTCGATGTATATATTGTAGTTCGACTAGTTATGGTAGAGGTTGCCGTTATGGTCCTAAAGGAGTACATTTTCATCCAGATGATGCTAAAAAATGTTCTTATTGTGGTTCTACTAGTTTCGGAAGAGGTTGCAAGGTAAATCCATTTGATGATTTACATCTTCATGGGATCAATTATAATTCTATGTTCAAAGAATCATTAAAAAATAACTTTATGATAGAACAATTGAATAAAGATTTTAAAGATTACGAAGCATATAAGTTAGGAATCATCGACGAAAATGGCAATAAAATTAAAGAGCCTGTCACAGAAACAGAAAGGGCATCATATTCCTCTTCTACTAAAACACTTTTAAAAATCAAAAAACATTTAGGTTCTAAATGGGATTTAATTCAAAACACTATTGTTCTTGAGTCAGAGTCTAAAATAACATATAATAAAGAAACTCACCAAAAATTTTTGAAATACGAAAATCAAATACAAGATTTATTAACACAGTTACACGAATTAACTAATACTGCTTTAAGTGATGGGTTGAGTGTTGAGCAGTTAGAGTCTTTTTTTCATTAAAATATATGCACAAAGAATTTCCGTCTTCTAGGATTTGTGTCATTGATTACTATCCTTTATTAAAATCTGCTGTTAAAGAGACTGTACATATTTGTAAAAAATACAACATTCCATTTATTACATCAGGAAGACAGTCAAAGGATGTTCATAAATTCTTTTATCACTATTGTTTGGATAAATTTTGTTCTGAATATAAAAAATGCTCCAGTAAACATGAAAAGGTATTAGTATTTTACCCTATACCAAGAGAACTACCATTCTCTGAAAAGTCTTTAGATAAGATACTAGCAGTTTTACCTATTCCTTACTGTAAAGTCAGTTCTTGGTACTCTCCTGATTTAGAATCAGCTGCATCTCGTGCACTAGTTTCTTCTAAAAACACCCATAAAACTACCAAATTTGCCAGCAAACATGATTTATTCAATGTATTGAAGGGATTACAAAAAAATACAATTTTTTCAAAAGGAACCGTTGACTTTTCGATGGACATTGAATAAATGGAATAAGGTATCTGGGGTGGGGGATTTAAATTACAAATAAAAGTTTCGTCTCTAGATAAATAAATTTATGACTAAATTCGATCAAGTACTCAATGAATTAACGAACAACATGAATCCTGTTAATCCTGCTAATCAAGTACAACAAACACAAAATCCTGCACAACCCAATAATCAGGTAAAACCAGGTACACCAGTTCAAACTACTACACAGACCAATCAAGTAAATAAACCAGGACAACCTGTTGTTAATAACAACCAACAAAAACCCAATTTTGATCAATTAATGAAGGATTTTAATGATCCTAATAAAAAAATTAATAATTTAACTGATTTAAAAAATTACGGTATTAATATAGATCAAAAATAAAATGCTAAAAACATCTTTTGCTTCTTTTTTTCATGAATCACATAAAAGACCAATTAAAAAAAAATATTGGTCTCCTAAAAAAATAAAAAATGTAAAAGAAAATATTTTTACATTTAAAAATCACTATCAATTAATTTCAGAAGGGGGCCAAGCAGCCGAAAATCTTATTGTAGATTTAAAAAAGAATACTGGTAACGAAAATTTAAAGTATGTACGAGCCAATCCTACTCCTGAAGTCATTGACGAGATACAAAGACTTCTTACAATTTTAAGAAGTAAGGGGTTTGTAGATTCTAGAGAACCTTCTTATTATCTAGGTTCGAGTCGTTTATTTGCTATCAAAGCAGGTATTAGAGCACCAGAACCTAATGAAATAGAAACTAAAGAAATTATTCAAAAAGCTTTGGTTGCCAAAAAAGATTTTGGTGATATTGATTTAGATGTTTATTTCAAAGATGGGGTAACTACTAAAATAGTTAAAGATTTTTTAAATTCAGAATTTCCGGGAAAATATGCTGCAGATACAGCAGCGGAAGAAGTTAATACTGCTGTAGTTGTAGGAAATTCTAATAATGTTATTCAAATTGATATTGTTAACATTAAAGGTAAAGAAAAATACTTTGGAGTTTCTCAATTTGCTAGTATGGCAGACATGGCTCAAGGAATTAAAGGAGTAGTAAGAGATCTTTTGATTAGAGGAATTGCTGCCTCAACTTCTATTAATCCGGAAAAAACAAAAATATTAGACCAAGCTATTGAAAATACCGAAGAGTATAAAAATTTCGTAGAGAAAAATAAAAAGAATGGCGAAATCACTTATGACATTCGTTATACCTTAGGTGGGGATGGATTAGCTTACAAGATTAATTGGATGGTTAATGGAGTAGCTAAGAGTTACAGTAAAGGGGGAGTAAAATTTGATCAATTACATCGATTTGTTAGCGGCAAAGAAGTAGACCCAGTCATCTATGATGATTTAGATACATTAGCTGCTATTTTAGGTTTTGCTAACCCAGATCATTTAAAACACGTGGTTAAAATGGCTGAATTAGTTTCCACTTTTGATTCAGAACGTAAACAAAAACTTTGGGACAATTTGGTTAAAAATATTAAAACTAAAATTCCCAATTTAGCTACTGGTCGCACTCAAGGTCAAATTTCTAGTCAAGAAGCTAAAAGTGCTTTTGAATACCTTAAACCTTTCTTTGGTGATGTAAACACAGAAGAGTACACTCAATTATTCGGAGAAAGTTTAAATGAGGCCGTTAAAATGGTTTCTATTCCACACATTGATCAAATGACTGCTAAGGATTTTTGTAATCTTTTTAGTGGAGGTGCTTGGGAGGTTTCTGAAAAATATGACGGTTCTAATGTTTCTTTTGGATTAAATGAAGAAGGTCAAATTTTTGTTAAATCTAAAAAGGGAAATCCTGTTACAGATGCTTCTGAATTTTACCAACAAGCAAAACTTTATGATAATGATATTTTTGAAGGGTTTGCGAGATTTTTAGAAACTCTAAAAAAAAGTAAATTAGAACGTCTTTTGGAACAATTTAATGGAATGATAGGTTCTCCTATTCAAATTTTCGGAGAGATGTTCAGTAAAGCTCACATGAATGTTATTCCTTATGCCGAAGAATTAATTGGTAATGGGGCTGTTGTTATTTTCGGAATAGTAAAGTTAGATTCCCTCAGAGGAACAGATATTACTACTACCAAAGAAGGAAAAGTTATCAAAGATAAAATTTTAGAACTTCTTAATAATTCTACTGATTGGAAATTTTACGATAAAAAACCTCTAGCTTTAGATATTGACGAGACTATTAAGTCACAAATTCAAAAGACATGTAGTGCAGAAAATATGGCGGTAATGGCTTCACGAAAAAGAACAGGCAATGAAGCTGAAATGAAAGCTAAAGCGGTTAAGGAGTTTGAAATTTTAAAATCCCTCATTAAAAAGACTCTTTTAGGTTCTTTAGGTACAGTTCCTTCTTCTTTAGGAGCTTCAGAAATTGAAGGCGCTATTATTCGTAATATGGAAACTGGGGCTATTGCTAAGTTGGTTGATCTGGAGGGTTTTGGTAGAAGAAGAGCAGAACAATGGGCTGGAGTAGATGCACTTAAAGACTATCGAAAAAATCTTTATAAACAACTTCAAGAAGATGTGTTAAAAAATGCTGATATTTTTATTTTGGATGATAAACAAGTTCAAAAATTAACCAATGCAATGGAAACTAAGGGTTCTCGTTTTGGTTCTATGGATGAAATGTTGGATGTTCTTTACGGTGATGCAGCTGAAGAAGTTCAATTTCAAGAAGCTAAACAAATGGTTTCTGATTTAACTAATTCTTTAAACAATTATAAAAGGAATATTGAAGAGGCTTTAACAAAAATCAACAAAGAAGATTCTAAAGCTTTAGAAGATACGAAAAAGGCTATTGAAGCAGAAAAAAGAAGAATTGATCAATTTATGTCTGAATTGAATAAAAGAGTTTCTGATCAACAAAATCCTTACTTATCGATTATTCGATTTGTTTTAGGTCCTAAAATTTTAGAAGAATTGAGTAAAAAATTTACTCAAATAAAGTAACTTGATTTAAAACAGTTAGAGGTTATTATCCAATACATGGGCAATAAAATTTCTCTGGAACTTGATGTAGATCAAACTAACCGTATTATTGAATCTTTACTTTTTGCATCTTCAGTGAGTGTGGGTGCAGATTGGAAAAAAGAAGATTGTGAGAGCATGTTAAACATTGCTAGACAATTAAAAAATGTTTTGAGTGATCAATTAAAATTGAATAATATTAATTTTTATAAAGAAGATTATTACGAAGATTCTTGTTCTGAAAATATATTAAATGAATTTGGAAATCAGTTTGATATTGTTTCTCTTAATCAATAATATATAAATATGCCTTTTACATCTACTAAAATTATAGAGTTAGGTTCTTGTGCTTTTAGACAATGGAAAGCATCTGATACGCATTGTTCTAAAATTCACGGATATCAACTAAAAGCCAAATTTTGGTTTACGGGAGAACTAGATGAACGTAATTGGGTTGTTAATTTTGGCGGTCTTAAAGAATTAAAACATCAACTCCAGCAACAATTTGACCACACACTATGTATTGCTATTGATGATCCTTTATTATCAATATTTCAACAATTACACGAAGCAAAGGGATGTGATTTGAGAGTTATGGAAGCTGTGGGTATAGAAAAAACAGCGGAATGGTGTTTTAAGAAAGCAAATGAATATATTAAAAATCAAACAGATAATCGTTGCAAAGTTACTAAGGTAGAAGTTTGGGAACACGAATTAAATAGTGCAATTTACGTATAAAATGAAAAAACAATTAGAAATTATTAACACCACTTTTGAAAAGGTAGTTCCGAAAAATGAATCTGATAAAAGTAATTTTTGGACCTTTTTAACAACCACATTTTCTACATTTTTTGCATTTTTGTTCATTATGTTTTTTATGTTGTTTCTACACCCTTTTGGGTGGTTGAGTATTATTATTATGACTCTATTATATAAATTTGTTATTTCTTAAAATTATGGAAGAAAATTATTTGCTTATAAGTGATGATGGTCCTGGGTTTCATACCATAGAAGGTGAGGGACGTCTCATCGGAACCCCTAGTATTTTTATGAGGTTGTTCGGGTGCAATTTGACCTGCAAGGGTTGGTCGTCACCAGACTCCCCTAATGGTTGTGATTCTTATATTTCTTGGTCAGTAAAAAACAAATATACATTTGATGAAATGTTTGGTTTTTATGAAAGACAAGGATTTATTGAAAAATTAAAAAGAGGTGATGTATGGAAAATCACAGGAGGAGAACCCACTTTAAGACAAGACCCTCTTTTAGCCTTTGTACGAATGTTTCAAGAAAAGTATCAATTTCAACCACGTATTGATTTTGAAACTAATGCTACTTTACCATTTAAGGATGATTGGATGAGTAAAGAGTTTAATGTTAGTTTTACTACTTCACCAAAATTTTCTTCTAATGGAGACCCTGAAAATAGAACATATAACCCAGATGTTTTAAATTTTCACATCAAACAAAATTCTTGTTTTAAATTTGTAATTAGTAATCACGAAAAAGACATTGAAGAACTTTTCAGAAAATATATTGATTCAGAACGAGTTAAAATACCTAAACATTTAATTTGGTTGATGCCTTGTGCTGGGTCAAGACAGGAACATATTGAAAGAGCAGCAGGAGTGGCAGAATTAGCTAAAACTTTTGGTTTTAATTTTAGTGCTCGTTTGCATCTTTGTCTGTGGGATAAAGCTTTGAAAGTCTGATAATTAAGAACATGAGAATAGCTATTATAGGATCCCAAAATTCAGGCAAGAGTCATTTGATTGGAGAATTTATTCAAAAATGGCCAATGTATAAAACTCCAGAAAAGACTTATAGAAACATTATCAAAAGTCGTAATATTAAAATTAATCAAGAAGGAGATGAAGAATCACAAAAAGTAATTCTCAATGCTTTAATTGATGAAGTTCAACAAGCTAGTGGAGATTTTTTAATTTTTGATCGTTGTGTGGTTGATAATATTGCTTACACTCTTTGGTTGAATGCACATGATAAAGCATCTGATAAATTTGTCATGGATTCTAAATTTTTAGCTCTTCAAACATTAAAAATGTTTGATATTTTATTTTATATTCCTCTAAGAGACGAAATTAAAATAGAAGAAAAAGATAACAGAGACACTAATCCAGAATTTCGCAAAGAGATTGACAATATCTTTAAAGCTTTAGTTTTATCTTACGAAAAAGGTACTGGTGCTTTCTTTCCAACTGAAGATTGCCCTGCTGTTATTACTTTAGATGGGCCTCCTGATATTCGTTGTGAACAAATTCGTCTCTATCTTAAAGATAATGGAAAGTTTTTTACAGATGAAGATGGTTCACTATTGAGCTAGTTTTGCCATAAATAACCATATAATTTATGGTTAATTTTGATACATTAGTACAAAACATCTTGTTGAATGAAGCCGTTGTGGGTGTGCCTGATTGGTTTAATACACTTTTAGTCAAACATAAAGAATTGTTTAGTGTTGATATCACTGATGAAGATTTGAATGATTTTTTCAATCTGTTAGATGATACAAGAATTTCAGAGACTGAAGGTTTAAAAGATTTAAATAAAATTCGTATTTTAGATCTTATGAAAACATTTTATGACTCTATGAGTCCTAAACCTAAAGATTTAAACGAATTTAAAACTAATATTACGGACAATTCAGATAAATTTAAAAATAAAATTTCAAACATTTTAACTTTAAACAAATCAAATCGTCTTAATTGGAAAATGTCAAATTCAAAAATTATTGAATTAAAACAAAGATCCAAAAAATTAGCAGGTCAAAAAGGTGCAGATACTTTAATGGGGGAGTATGGGAATGATTTTATTATTCCTGCTGTTCAAAAAATTGTAAAAAAACGTGTTGATTTCTTTACAAGAGTACTCAACTTTAAAAGCCCAACAACACCGTTTACCAATTTAATTACAGATGTTTTTAAATATCCACTACAATACAAATCAGGAGCTAAAAAATATACTAGTGATTTCGAGGAGGTAGATAAATTTTACATTGATAATTTAATTGAAATTGCATTAGCTGCTCAAGATTTTTATGTTAAAGAAATGACTCAATTAAAATTAGCTAAACAAAATAATGCAGGATTAAATTTATTTGAATTAATTGTAGGACAAATATTAAACGAACAAACTCCGGGTTCAGTGTCGATTGGTAGAGGTGGTGAAACTACAACTTCTAGTGGATTGGTTGTACCGTCTTCTTATAAACCATCAGACGAAAAACCAACAACAACTCAACCAGTAGAAATACCAAAAGAAGTTATTAATAAATTAAAAGAAGAAATTTTATCAGAACAACAAATACCAAATAAAATTAATTTTTATTTGGGCAAGTCTATAGATTATAATTTAACAAACCCAGAGACAGGAGAAAATACAGATAAAGTATTACAAACAGTTCCTGGGAATTATAAAGTAAATCAATTACAAAAAAATCCAAACGCCAAAACATTAATACAATCTTTAACCAGAGTGGCTGAATATACTAAAAAGAAACCAGGAGCAGGAGAAAGAATGAAGCAACTTGGAAATGCAGCAGATGCTACCTTAGCTGCAATGGGGGTAAAACTTTATGGCTGATAAATTCGACACACTTTTAGAAAATATTTTTCCTTCTACCATGAAAATGGTTAAGAGAATTCATTACCCCAAACAAATTCAATTTTCAGAAACTTTTTTAAATGCTTTGTCTGAAGAATTTAAAAGACTCCAGACATTAGAAGAAAAGGAAATTGAAAATAAACCTATTAGAAATTATAAAGAAAAGTTTTTAAAAGCTGTAGATTTTTGTGTTTCCAATTTTAAGTAAATTACTTCATGTAACGGGAAATAAACCCCTGTAATTTTGAAATAATTTGTTCTCTTGAAGGGGCATTTTCTTCACCCTGGATATAATCTTCAAACTCTCTTCCATACCACCTCGCAAAATCTTGTGTGGTAATAATATTATGAAAAACTTCAGCAATTTGTGAAGATTCTAAATTTTCATTGACTATTTGATTATAGAATTGATTAAAGTTATTCATTATTATATTTATTTATTTATTAAATTTCATTAAAGCTTCAATTCCAGTAAAGGAATTTTCTACTATAAACTTATAAGGAAATTCTGTCAAACCTAAAGAACAACAAATTTCATTAATATCCTTGTATTTGTCCATTTCTTTAGGCCAAATAAACATCTTTTTGTTTTGTTTAATGAGTTGTTTAATTTTCTTATCCATTTGTTTGTTATTTTTGTCATTATCATAAACAAAAATAATTTCATAACCAAAACACTTCTTTAAAAAGGTTTCTTGTCTTTCGGTCATAGTTGAACCTCCAATAGCTACTGCATTTTTAACAAACATAGCATCAATAGGTCCTTCAAAAACAAAAACATAAGGTATAGAAGAATCTAAATTATTTTCTCCATATAAACATTTTTCCCCGTATTTAGTAAGATACTTTGGATACTCATTACCATCTAAAGAACGACTCTGATAAGATTCTATTTTTCCTGTTTCGGAATAGAAAGGAATAATCAAACGATTTTTATGAACATAATCTTCACAAGACACATAAAGAGATTTGGGTCGATTAACAGCTTCTAAAATTTTTCTGCCTGTACAATAGTTAATAGCAGTTTGAATTGATTTGTATTCTTTTCCTTCTTTATAAAACTCACATTCTTTGCTATTACATATATCAATACTATCTGTTGGAATAGAAGGTATCTCTACTTGCTTAGTTTCAGTTTGTTTTTCAATTTTTACATTTAGGTCTACTGAACAAGTAAAATTAGAAGACTCTTTTAATATTTCATGATAGTTTTGATGGGTAACTTCTTGAATCCAATTAATTTCTTTCCAAGACTTACCACAATTAAAACAATAAAAATATCGATCATCTACGAAATAAAATAGACGTCTTTTTCTACCAGAAGAATCTCCTTCGTGACACACACAACACTCTGCATTGTAGACTTTTTGATACTTTTTGTATGTAGGTCTTTTACAACGAGTGTAAATAGTCTGAATGACATAATCTTGAGGCAATCCTTCCACCCCTTTAGTATAATATCAATAAAGAAAAATAAAAGGATTATTTTTGACCGACAGAAATATCTCTTTGTCGTTTAGGGGCATTAAGAATAAAGCCTTCAAGAATGGTAGCAATTTCTTTAGCATCACTAGAAATTTTAATAATACGAGAAGACAACTCTCTAGAAATACCCATAAAGAGACTTCCGGGGCGATCAATTTCACCTATCAATTTTTGTAAACAATCTGATTCGGTATTTTGCATTTCTTTAGCAAATTCCTGTAATTTAGAAATGTAATTTGCTAATCCACCATTATCACCAAAAGATTGAGGGACCGGAGCAGGCTCTACACCATAATCATCTGGACTAGCGACTCCACCTTCTTTAGGAGCAGCTTCTTCTTCTTCTTCGGGTGTTTGTATTTCTTCGGGCGCTACTTCGTCTTGTTCAAGTAAAAAAACTTGTTGGTATAAGGAATCAAATTTCATAAATAAGTTTATATATTTATGTAACTATGATAAATTTTCTTTACAGTTTAGGATTTATTGTCACTTTTTTGATATTATGGTTTCAAACTGATGCTTTTGTTGAATACTGTAAAGTGTTTGGTTTTAAGAAAATTTTGTTGGGTTATGAAAATAATGAATTATCCTTCCCTCAACATCTTTATTCTAAGAGAAATGTTTTTTGTAAAAATAAAATTTCTCTTTTTTATATCAAATTAATTACTTGTCCTGTTTGTCTATCATTTTGGTTATGTTTAATAGCAGGAACTATAATTCATAATTTTTTAGCTATACCTTTACTTTACGTCACTAGCCTTTTCATTTATTTAATTTTCAATAAACTTTTGAATCACTAAATCAATTTCATGATTTAAATTTGAAAGGGGTATCAATTGATAATTGTCATTTTTTTTGTTTAACCATAGTACGTAAATATTTTCTATTTTAATGGAAGTATGATCTTCAATAAACTTTTTGTAAAGACCCAATTGCAAACTGTATGTATTGTACTCACAAGTATCTAAATGATTTAATGGGGGAAGAAACTTTTTATTAAACTTACTTGAGTAGTTAATTTCTTTATTAGTTTTAAAATCATAAATTTCAAAACATTCTTTTTTGGTGTTGTAACAAAGCATGTCTACCATACCACAAATCCGTGTGTTATTGATATCACCAATAACCAACTCATTTTTAATGGGGATCAAAAACTCTTTAGTATCATTATAAAAATTATTGAATTGTTTTAAAAGGACTTCCAGTGTTTCTCTTAATTCACCGTGTTGTTCTGGGGTAAGTTGAGATGAAACCCATTCTTTATCATAAGGAACTACTTTATTATTATAATAATTTTCTGCATAATTGTGAAATACTGTTCCAAGTATTTTTGAATATAAATTTTTTTGATCCCAACCATCTTTAATTTCTTTTGATGACAATCCCCATTCATTACCTTTAATTTTAGCCCATTTTTCTTTATCAAATGGTTCTTTAAGTGATTCTAACAAACCAGTAACAGAATATTTTGCTGAAGGTTTGTTATCTATAAGATAGGTATGAGTCCTATCTATAAATGCAATTTTATTAAATACACAAAGTTCTTTTAAAATTTCAATCATTTTTTTCTTCTTCCTTTTGGTGAATCTCTTTTAATCATTTTTTTAATAGAGCATGCACAATTTTCATTCAAAGAACATTCTATACACCCTAAGTCCAAATAAATATCAGGCCTCCAACAACTAGATTTTGTAATTTCTCTACAAGCTTCTGCATTTGTATTTAAATTAATAATTGTTTTTGGTTTATATTCAAATATATTTTTTCCTGAAATTTCTTCAACTAATGTTCGAAGATTTCTGTTTTTACGTTTTTTAACTTCTCCTTTAGGCATTTGAGTTAATTATGTTAACTCAAATGATAAAAAACAAATTTATTTCTTTTTCGGGTTAATTTGTTTTTTAGATTCTGATTTTTTGACCTTTTTAAATCTTTTTTGGGCATCATCAAAATTCATACAAGTCCAACCTAAAGTCCCCCAATGATTAGCTGAAGGATACATTTCTGAAGGAACAATTTTATTGCCATTAATTTCATATCCATCATGAGATTTAATGATGATGACTTCGTATCTTTTATTAGTAGCCCCATCATCAGTTAGACATTGTTCGTAAATGGCGACATTATCTTCACGAATGATTTGTTTATAAGAGAAGTTTTTATTGGTAAATTTTTTTTCAAGAATTTTCATATTATTGTTATTAAAAGTATAAAGGTTTAAAATATAAAAGCCCTCTTTTTTTAAGAGGGCTTTTAATGACACACAACACCAATTTTTATTATTCTATTACTCGTGCAAAACGGCCATAAGAATCACGGACATTATGATATCGAGGGCGAAGGATTGCTGTATTAGAGCGATCTACAAACCCAACAAATTCATATTTTGAAGGATTAATATACTTGTTAATAATGGTCTCTTTGATACTACGTGGGGCATCTGAATCTACGTAGAAACGAGAGATTTCATTAATGTTTTTTGTTGTTACTGTATTACTCATAAGACTTATATAATATATAATTGTAAAAATATGTCAACGAAAACCCATTATTTTTTCTTCTAAAAGTTCAGAAGAGACTACTATGGAGCCCTCATCATCATTGTAAATATCAGCTAAAATCATAGGTTCACTAACTTGTTTTTTAATATCCAACTCATCCATAATTTTTTGGGTTTTATTGACAGAAAGTTTACCAAATTGATATTCTACTTTAAGGCGCCCCTTACGAAGAAGGGCCTTATCAATACTTTGACGAGAAGAGTTATATGTAGCAATAATAGCAATGTTAAAAACATTAGCCATAATACCATCTGTAATATTCAATATGGCAGAAACCACAGAAGAAGAATCACTCGGGTCTCGTGCTAATAAAGCCTTTTCTGCATCTTCAATAACTAAAATACTATGTTTTTTGTGAAGAAGAGCAGGAAGAAATGAAGGATCTGATAAAGATTCTACAAATGCAGTAGGGACATAAATGATATCACGATCTACTAAAGAAGAGAGGTGTTTGATGTAGGTGGTTTTACCAGTTCCCGGTTCTCCATGGAAAAGATAAAGACCTGATTCATTTTTATTTAATGAATTGGTAATAGCATCATGTACTTTAACAAAGTCATCATTGTAACATTTATTAATATTAAAATTTTCAGGAACTTTTACTTCAAACGGTTCAAATTTAACACAACCGTGTTCGTCTCTCATAATAGTAAAAATAACATTTTTAATATCTTCTTTTATAAAGAATTTTTCCAAATCTTCTATGGGTAGAGGGTTAGCAGAAGAGTAATAAATAGTCATTTTAAAATTACTCTTATCCAATTTAATTTTCCGGGAGTGTACTTTTTCTAAACAAATTACAACATTTTTGTAAAAGAAATTTTTAGATTGAGACATTTCTGACTCATCATAGATATCCGTAGTATTATACACAGAAGTAGATACAGGACCTTCACGGGGGATGCATGCTGTTTCGCAAATTAATTCCCCGTTTTTTTCCAAGAAAGATATAATATCTAAAGAAACCGGAGTTTCAAATTGAATATTTGAAGCTACTGTGTTGTACTTTTTTTGAAAATAAACAGTATATGGAAAAAAATGATGAGAATTACTGGGGGCGTAAAGTTCAATTTCTTTACCTAAATTGTGTGTTTTTACATCGGATGAAATAGGAAGTTTCATATGAAAAAATCCTAAAGCTTTATATTAAAAAATCACTGGTGTTTTTTGTTTGATTTTTTATTTTGTTTGAGGATTTTATGCATCCTTTTCAATTTTCGAATTTTAATTTGTTTAGGAGTTTCGAATGATCTTTTTTTTCGAACTGTCTCCATAATTTCTTCTTGATCTATTTTATTTTTTAAACGTTTTAAAGCAGAGTCTATATTTTCTCTACCGTAATGTTCATTTTTATTGAGTTTAATTGAAATATTAATCATGAAATTTAATTATGTGAAATATCCCTAGTGTCCAACAGATTTTAGAAAATTTTAATCAACCTTAATATCTATGTTATAGACTTTTGATTGTTTTACTGGAACGGTTACTCGCAAAAGACCGTCAGTATATGTTGATGTGATGTTTTTAGAATCAGTATTTTCATTCAAAGTAAATGAAAGACTTCCTTTACGTCGACTAATTCCTTTACGGACATAAGTCGAATCTAGGTCATCTATACTTTCATCTTTGTCTACATTAATGCAAAGTTTATTATCTTGAACTTTTACACTGATATTATTTTTACCCACCCCAGCTAAAGCGACTTCTACAATATAAGAGATGGGTTCTCCTTTATCATTAGTTACCGCTTTTACGTTGTATGGGTATACTGCATTTGGGATCTCAAAAGCCTTTTCCAGATCTCCAAATATTGATTTAAACCAGCTATCGTTGAACAGTGCAGGAAGCTGGTTATATCCTGAACTATTATAGTGACCCACCGTATAAGTGGGATTGTATGTTGTTATTTTTGTTGTCATATATTATATTTTTCCTTTATTTTTTAAGCGAGAAATATATTTTCTAGTTTCTGTTGGAACACTAGGACAATAATATTTATCCCCAAATACTTCCCTATTTCAAGAAAGGATTTGGAGCTTGGAATGAAAGATCAGGACCTTTAAAAAACATTTCTGATGCCTGGTGATTCAATTGCATTCCTGTCCACTGTGGTAGACTGGCTTGATGTGAAACACAATGTGTCAATCTGTTGAAGAATTCGTATGAGTTTATATTAGAATTAGCGGAAGACAACCAACGACTATTTTTGTAACGAAGTTTATATGGCTTATAAGCTTCTTGGATTTGTTCATCATTAAAATAAGTGTCAGCCAATTCTTTAGAAATACTCAAACAAGTATCTCTTGCATTAAAAAATTCACGAAGCGACACATTACATTTTTTCATACGTTCACAAGATTCTATCGTAACATTACGAAGATCACCAGAAAGAGTTTTATTAACCAATCGATTAAATGATTTTTGCCGAAGTCCCTTGTTACTAAAATAACGTTGAGATACTTGATGAGTTGCCATCATACCATTAGAACAAATTAATCGAAGAAGGAAGGGGGAAATAATAGTTTTATTCAACCCATAAACAAAACTAAATCCACTATCCCACATATCTCTATTATCACCAAAAACATCAATTTGATTAGTTATGTCTCTAAAAGTACTCTCTAGCGAGAGATTTTCTTCATTAAAACGAAGCCCTTGAAGAGTTACATTTTCATTGGTTGTTTCTAGATAACCTTGTAAAATATTAAATCCATGCCCCATATTCAACGGAGACTCCTCTTTGATGTCTTCTTTAATAAACTTAGTAATAACACGATTATCACCGTCTTGCTTTATTATACCAGTAATTACACGATCATTCTTGATATTAGATAAACAACGTTGAAGAGGAAGCCATTGTTTTTCATCATCGTGGATTTCTCCAAGAAGATCATTTTTAATAGAAAAAATATTAAGAAGATCATTTAAAGCAGAGGTACGAACTCTTTGCCCCTCATAAAGAAAAACTTTTCCTGTTTTATTAATTTTAAATAATTGAACAGGTACTTTATAAAAAAAATTAATTTGTTCTTTGACTGATACAGACTGATTATGAAATTGTTCAAGTAGTACTGTATTCATATTTTTAAATTTCTGGTATTTTAGTTTTAAGAATTTCTACAGCTCGACCTAAAGCAATTTCATTACCAACTCTTCGATTAAAATTATCTTCTAAAGAACAAATCGCTTCACCGAACACATTATGTTGTTTGTCTGGAGTAGTTACCTCAATGGTTGTAGAACCACCTTTGGCACTAACTTCCTTACTCTTCCCACCAATTCGATCAAATTCATGAAAATGTCGAGAGTGAATTACTCTTACTTTGTAACCATTTTGGCGGAGATATTTAATAGTATATTTCATATTTAAAATATAATCATAAATACAAAATTCACTTTCTCCACCTTTTTATTATAAATAATTTTGTGAAGTTTGATGAAATAATTAAAAAGTGTTTAATAGAAGCCAAAAATTCAAAAGAAGAAATTCCAGATCAACCTTGGACAATTGAAATCACTAAAGATTTAAATAAATCAAATGAATATAACACAATAGGAAAATTAATAATTCGATTAGCTTCTTTAAGGTCTAAAATGAATTAATCACAAGAATGAAGTTTATCAAAAACTTTTTCTGACTCTTGTTGAGCATTTTGTTCTGACATTCCTTGAGTCATTAAAAACCCTTTATATGCGGTTTGAAATTTTCCGGCGTAATATCGCGCGCATTCTTCCCATTTATTTTTGAGAGTAAAAATACTTTCTACTTGTTCTTCGAGACAAGTTATTTTTTCTTCTAATTTGGAATTTTTATTGGATTCAGAATTTTCTGTTATTTTAGCCATATAATTTTTACTTAAGAGTATAAATGAAAAAGGGAAGAACTTTTAATTCTTCCCTTTTTTTAATAGTACACTAAAATATTTTATTGACCCATTGCAACTGGAGGTACTTCTTGAGAAATTTTATTAGAAAAATTTCCAGCTACGACATTAGATTCTAAATCATTTGTGTCTGAGTAAGAAGAATCACCATATTGATTGTCTGTGTTAGGATTAAAATCTGTATCAGGAAGGGGGTTTTCTTTCTCTTTTTTAATTAAAAGAGTTTCAAGGTCAGTAACAGATTTACCATGATCTTTTAAAATAGTCATTAAATCATCTCTTTCAGATTTGAGTTTTTGATAATCTTCCGAACCTACTTCTGCTTTTAGAAGAGCCGCGGTTACCTTGTTGTAACGACGAGCGAATTTTTTATTAATGTACTTACTTTCAAGAATTTTTTGATAAGCTTCTTGTAATTCTTCCTCATCGCTTTTTTTGGATTTACCTTCTTTTTTTGCTTTAGCTTTTTTAATCGCCAAGTTTTTAGCTTTAAGATAATCATTAGAATCTACTTTACCATCTCCAGTCAAGTCTTTTTTCTTAGCTTCACTAATAGTTTGATAAGCTTCTTCTAATAAAATTTGATCATTAGTCTTCATTTGATTATATTTATCAAAGAACTACCCGAGAACTGATAACTTGACGAGTTTCTTCTGTATTTTCTACTACAGTTCCATTAGATTCAATTACTATGTTTCTTATTTTTGTTTGATGTAGTGGTTCGGGTATAATAGGTATTTGATTAATTTTTTGTTGTGGTGTGGGAGTTGATTTAACCAATGAAACCGGTAATTTTTGAATTGGTTTAGGTTGGGGGGTTGTAATTGGTGTTGGTTTAGATGGTATGTTTTTAACTAATGTATTGAATGTAACATTATGAGAAGAAGATTTTGGTGTTGCTAATTTGATTTCTTTAGGTAAACAATTATCAATTTTTTTAATTTGAAAATTGTTTTTAATATATTCAAAAGAACCCAAAACATTATTAACACCTTTAACAGATTCTGCTACCATTTTTTTAATTTTAGGTTGAGAAGAAGTATTTTGTTTTTGTGGCACAGGTACTGCAACTATTTTAGGTATAATGTGATTATTATTCCATCCTGGTTTTGATTTTTTCTCATTATAAAGTTTTTCTCTACTATCTTTCAATTCTTGTGTTAATCTTTTTTTATAAGAACTATACTGGGTAATAGCACCATAGACTGCTAGGTGAAGGAAGACGACTACCCCAAAAGCCGTCTTCCATGAAATACTTTTATGTTTTTTAAAATTCATTACAGAAACCGAAGTTTTTGACCGACTACAACCTTATTAGGGTCTTGGATGTTATTGATCTTAATAAGACGATCATAATTTAATTTGTATTTTTTTGCAACACTAAACACAGTATCGCCAGATTTAATTACATATTCTTTTATCAATTGATTTTTAACTTCTGTTTTAACTTGAGGTACTGGTGGTTTAACTTGAGGTACTGGTGGTTTAACTTGAGGTACTGGTGGTTTAACTTGAGGTACTGGTAGTTTTGTTTCTTCTTTCAGTGGTTCTGGTTTACTATCCATTGGTACATCATTTGATGGGCTCGGTGTTGGAGTAGGTTTTTGTTCTTCTGTTATTGGTGGTTCTTTTATATTTGTTTCTTTTTTAGGAGCAGCTATAGCCAATATAGAGAAGACACTCAAATGAATTAATACTACAGACCAAAAGATCCAATTTTTAAAAAGATTGTATTCAGTTTTTATGTTTTTATTGTTTTGAGGAAGTTTATCTTGAAAAAGAATATCTTCTTCGGTACTTACATCGATGTGGTATTGATTATTCATAGATTTTTAATGTTATGGGTTTGTTGTTAAAATGCAACTATATTTTTTCAAAAAAAGAATCCATCAAATGGCAACAAGTTTTAAATTCTTCATAATTCCAAATACGACATTCTGTAATACCAGAAATATGGTCTTTTTCGTACCAATTATGAAAATATTTTTCTTTTTGTTTAATGTTGTCCATAATATATTTTTCTAATTTTAATGCTTGGTTTTTGTCTGACATCCAACGTGTCTTCATGACTTTAATGTCAGAAAAATAATTTTTAATAGGGTGAGGTTCATCTGGACCATCATATGTGAGTCGATCCATAGCATCCGAAGAACTAGTAATACCCACTTTATAAACTACTCGAGGTTTCAAATCAACTCGTTTAAGTTTAGCAATATATACTTTATAACGCATATAATTAAATGGAATGTTTACTTTTTTTGTTTGAGAATTTTTTACAAGAACATAAACAAAAATCAGACAGATTACAATTGTCGCATGTTCTCCCCGAATTCAAATAAATATCAGGTCGCCAACAAGCACCTAAAGTGTGTTCTGGGTGGTCCTTAAGATTTAAAGTGGTGTGAGGTTCATTTTTAAAAATAGGAATGTCATAAATCTTATTTTCTACTCTTTCAAAAAAATCATTTTTCTTTTCTTTTTTAGGTTTACTAACTTTTTGTGGTTTTGAGGCTGATTTAGCTTTACGACTTACAAAGGTTTGAAGAAGATTTTCTAGACCACCATGTCTTTCAATTTTCTTTTTGAGCATGGGCCCAAAAGCCATAACCTTCTCTCCAGTGACTGTACAAGTCAAATATGGATGAGACGTTAGTTTGTCTGTGGATTTATAATGTTTAACTTCTTTTTGGATTTGTTCTTGTGTCATCATCCTATAAGAATAAAGGATGTTTTGTTTTTAGTCAAGGAAATAAAAAAAAAATCCCCTCTAAAAGAAGGGATTTTTAAAACAAATAAATTTATGACAGATATTAAATTTTTGGATTTTTATACTCAACTGTACGAAGAAAGTCTTCAACTGCTTCGTTTGGGCTTGGGAAATTGTCCCAAAAAGCTTCTCCATCTTGATGTTCACCTTCTTTAATCCATGATTTCAACATTTGGAGCATTTCATCTTTAACGGTGTGTTTAAGAGTATCAAATTCATGTTTACTAGAAGATTGCTCTTCTTTCATTTTTTGATCATGCCACTGATCTAAACTTTCATCTTCGTTAATAAAATTATTATAAAATTCATCAAATTTTTTCATATATTTTATATTTATTGTTAAATGTTGTTTTTTTCGAAAATATTTTTCAACGACTCATACAATTCTTTAGCAGATGAAATACTTAAAATTTCTTCAGAAAGAACCGACCCAACATGAAAATTTAAAGTAACTGTAGGTACTGGAATGTCTGGACCATTTTTTGCTGGAACTGGTGTTTGGGTTTTAAATGCAGTTGCTTTTTGACATACCTTACCGTGTGTAGTTTTAATTTCCATAGTCTTTATCATAAGTTTTTTTTTAATTTTAGTCAACCTAAAAGAATAAATATATTATATGCCTATTAATAACACCGATGAAATTTTGGATGATGATGATGTAGTACCAACTCCTGTAGTAC